GTAAGATTTGCACCAGTTTTAATAACAATGTTACCACTGACAATATCAGTTGTTACGCCATCAACATTAGCACTAATAGTAGTACCTGTAATAGCAATACCATTACCTGCACTATATGATCCGGCTGCACTAAACTGACTGAATAATATGTTTGAAGTGCCAAAACTTATTTCTCCGGGAGGAGATGTTAATACGTAAGATGATCCTGCATATTGCGAACCCTGCATGACAAAGAAGTATGATCCTGCGCCCAACTGTGTGTCGCTTTTAGGAGCGTATGAATTGCCATCAGTTGCACGTGTAAGCACCCAGTTAGTAGCACCTGTACCGACAGTTGTTACACTATAGATACCATTTTCTGCTTGATTAGTTTGACCTTGAACAAGAACTCTTGCCCCAACTGTCATTAAAATGCCATCGACAGTTAATGCTGCCTGTGCACCTGCGTTTGTAAGAGTAGCACCTACACCACCTTCAGCCAATGCTGGCTCTGTCAAACCTGTAGCATTTGTTAGTGTTGTAACTTCTGCACCAAAGTAACCATCTTTAATAGTAATCTGATTTGCAGCCGGTACACTGAATACATAGTATCCCTCACCAGCAATAATACCATTGAATGAATTTGTAAATTCAATGTCATTATCTACTGACAATCCGTGATTTGTACTGAATGTAATAGTTTTGCCACCAGTAATCGTAGATACTGATAGTACAGTACCACCGTTTAAATAACTAGCAGTTAAGTTAGTAGTACTAGTAACATTTGCCGCTGGGTGAATGTATAGACCTTGACTGATGTTATCAACATATTCTTTTGTTGCCGCATCACGTGGTTGTGTAGGATCAGCAACTTGTGTAATACGTGCTAATGATGCATCGATTACGCCATTAGGACCGCCTGGAACAAGATTGATATTGACATTTGAACCAGATGCAGTAATCGTTAGATTACCATTTGCTGTAATGTTTGAAGTTAGTAAACTACCTACGTTTGCTTCACCTGTTACTGCAAGATTTGCACCAACTAAGAAACTGTTTGCAGTTACGTTACCATTTGCTATGATGTAACCTGCTGTTGTATGAATATTACCTGATGTGAATAATCCAGTATTAGATATTGTTACAATATTAGATATAGTATTTGAACTGAATTCAATGTTAGCATCTTGGAATATTCTTACATTACTAGTACCATTTGCCAATGTACCAACTAAGTTACCTGCATTGACATTTCCAATAACGTTTAAATCATTAGCAACGTTTACATAATTAGCAGTTGCTAAGTTACCTAAACTTGCATTTAGTGATGTTAGGTTACCAGTAAAGTTTGCAATGTTACCATTTAAATCATTAGCAACATTTACATAATTAGCAGTTGCTAAGTTACCTAAACTTGCATTTAGAGCAGTGATGTTACCTGTAAAATTAGCAGTATTACCATCAAGTTGTAGATTTACAGTTAGGTTTGGTACTACAACATTGCCGCTGAAGTTAGCAGTGTTACCACTAAGTGCCGCATTTACGTTTACGTTGTTTGATATTAAGTTGCTTGCAACATTGATGTAATTTGCATAAGCAAGATTACCAAGATTTGCATTATCAACTTGTATGTTACCAGTTAGTATAACACTATTTGATGTTTTGTTGAATGTGAATGCATTGCTACCATCAACTAGACCACTATCTGAGAATAATAATGAAGTATTAGGTGCTAGGATAGTAATATTGGCTTGTACGTTACCTACGAATGTACCTGCTGTTACATAGCCACCGGTTGGGAATGTGACGTTACCTGTATTATCATAAACAGTACTGAAGCCGTTTGATGTTAGTGTTAGGTTACCAGTACCGCTGTTGATATTTGGTGTCAATAATGTGTTTGTAACATTAGCATTACCATTTACAGTCAATACGTTTGTTGTATCATTGAATGTAAAGTTTGCACTGGCTGCAAAATTATCACCTAAGTTATATTGAATTTCAGTATTTGAGCCGGCTGCTTCTTGTAAGTCCCACGGATTGCCGTTAGCATATAATAGATTGTCTGTACGTACATTGCCTGCTTGCATCGTGTTAGTAACGTTGACATTTGATGATACGTTTACAAAGTTAGCACTTGCTAGATTTCCAAGATTAGCATTTAAGGCAGTGATGTTACCACTAAAGTTTGCTGTGTTACCAGCAAGTTCTAGGTTAACTGTTAAGTTGCTACTTGTAACATTACTTGCAACATTGACAAAGTTAGCAGTTGCTAGATTACCAAGATTAGCATTACCTGAAAGTAGATTAGCAACGATATTAGCATTATTAGTGAATAGTGTGTTAGTGACATTGGCGTTGCCAGTAACAGTTAAAATATTGTTAGAGGAATCAAACGTGAAGTTTGCACTTGCGGCAAAGTTGTTGTTATCATTAAACTGAACGTAACCGTTTGCACCCGCGGCTTCTTGCAAGTCCCAAGGTGTACCATTTGCGTAGTATAGATTGTTGGTAAGTAAACCTAAGGCTGCAATGTTTCCAGAGAAGTTCGCTTTATTACCAGAGAAGTCTCCATTTGGATAAATTACGTTACTGGGTGATTCTCCTACTGAGAATCCGCCTACTGAGTTTAGTGGTTTAAGTGCCATATCTAATTCCTATTTCTTATTTGTATTTATCTAAAATCATTCTTCGTACACTGTCATCTGCACTTTGTATGTAGATAAGTTAGTGCTTGTTGGAGTAACATATAATGTAATTGTCGGTGCTGAAATAATATTACCTGGATCGAATCCAACTGTAAAATTACCAACAAATCCGTTAACATTCAACGTACTGTACTCGTTGTAATTGCAAGTTGTGTCATACATTACGGCTGACAACTTACTTACTTGTCTATATCCTGACGTTGGATCGGTTCCAATAACAGTATAATCAACTGATGATACTGTGTTGGCTACTAACGAAATTAGTGGTGTGTTAGCAGTAGTAGCACTAGTAGCAAAATATACATTAGAGCGGGAAAACTTATAAACACCTGATCCAATTTCAATTGAGTTTGCGATCAAGTTTCCGGCAATGTTAAATGTATTAGTTACTTCATTAAAGGTTAAGAATGGGCTACCACCAAAGTCTCCAGAATCGTTATACTGAATCTGTGTATTAGAACCACCCGGTACACCATTACCACCACCACCGCCTCCGGCTGTCCATGTTAAATTACCTGTACCGTCAGTTGAAAGTACATAACCATTAACACCGCCACTGATGCGAATGTTAGACAATGTTCCTAAATTGATATTAGGTGCACCAGAGAAGTTTACATTGCCCGTTGAACGTAAATTACCTGCGGCATTTACAGTAAGATTACCACCAACAGTTACATTACTAGTGAACGAACCTGCTGATGCTGAAACTGTTCTAGATACAGTAATATTACCACCGATAATATTACCAGAAGAAGTAATATTGGCATAATTTAAAATATCACCTGTTACTTCAAGTGAAGTGAGTGTACCTACACTTGTGATATTAGGTTGAGCATTGTCACTAACTGTATTTGCTACACTAGAAGTAATACCTGTTAATTGACTACCATTACCAATAAAATAGTTAGCAGAGATATTACCAGTAACACTCAATACACCACTGATGTTACCATTACTAGCACTAATGTTTGATGCTACAGTTACATTTCCTACATTAAGTGAATTAGTCGATTCATTGTAAGTGAACCCTGCATCGCCACCAAATGTACCATTGTCATTATATTGAACAAATGAGTTAGAGCCGCCAGGTGAACCATTACCGCCACCTCCTCCTGCCGCCCAATTTAATACACCATTGCCATCTGTTTGTAAAAAGTATCCAGCGGTGCCGCCTAAAATACTTACGTTACTAATGTCACCTAATGTTAATAGATTTCCATTCCAAGAAGTATTTGGTACACCACCTAGTGTACCTGCATTGTTAAACTGTAATGTACCACTTGCACCACCTGGATTGCCGCCACCCTCAAAAGGTTGTCCATTTGCATATTTGTAATATGAGGCATAGACTGTATTAGCGGCAACGTTTCCACTAGTTAATACGTTGGTAATTACGTTACCATTAGAGTCAACGACTGCTACTGATGGTATACCAACTGAGTATCCACCTAGAGAGTTAAACGGTTCTGCGGCCATATTGTATAGGTTCCATTATATCTTATTAATTATTTATCAATATATCTTTATTAAAGATGCAGAAAAAAGAACCTAGGAGTGCTTTTTTATAAATACAAGATGCTTACTACTCAGCCATCAAGACCTATATGCAGTCATTGTGACTTTGCTCTTGCTAAACCAAATGGCAAGAGTAAACATGGCTTTCAAAAATGGCATCGCTATTGTGTTGATTGTGCGAAGGCAATTTATAATAATAGATTTAAACATCTACAGCACAAAAAAGTAAGTTGTGAGAAATGTGACTTTTTACCAGAAGATAAATGTCAACTAGATTTAGTGTATAGAGATGGAAATAAAAACAATAAGATAAAAAGAAACTTGTTGACATTGTGCGCCAACTGTGCTAGAATACATAATAAGAAGTTGCGTACTGGTAAGAAATCTATTTTAAATGCAACAGTAGACGGTGATACCCGAATCGCATAGCCAAAAGAAAAGGCTCCGAAGAGCCTTTTCCCACTTCCCATCCCTGAGAAAGTTTTTCTTATTGGAATGTCAAGTTCTGAACAGCGATTTCACCAACGTAATCAGCCGCGTTACCGAATGATGACGCAGTGTTTGTTAATTCGATGTAACCATAACGTGTCATGAATGATACGACTGGTTCGAATGTTGATGGATCTAGAACAACGCCACTGCTCATCAATGGAATGTATGGGCAATAGAACGCTGCCGCGTCAGTTTCAGATGAACCCTTATAACCAACCAATACTGGCTGAGTGTCAGGAGCATATGAGTCAACGAACACACGCATTGCGCCGTTCAAAGTACCTACGAACTTAGTGTTAGTTGGTGCTTCGAATGTACCTTCTGTAGTACGTGCGAATGCAGATGTTGTTGCAGACTGTAGAACAGTCAATGCGGCTGAAGAAACAACAGCCCAGTTACCAGCACCACGACGAGTGCGCTGTGCAATCAAGTTAGCAACACGATTGATTAGAACTGCTAAGGCAGCATGTTCGTCACCAACGTATGTAGCAGTACCTGATACAGTAGCCTGGTTGTATGTGAATTCAGTTGACGCTAGAGTGCGCAATGAAAGCAAGATTTCTTGGTCGATTTCAGCAGTAATTTCTTGTGCTAAAGCGGCCATAATTTCTGATTCAACATCGATACCGTGCTGTGACTGTGCGTCTTGCGCGGCTTCAAATGTCCAACGTGCTTGCAACTTACGTGATTTGGCTTCAACAGCCTGACGTAGAATCTGCACAGAAATCTGCTTACCACCGTTACCTTCAAGAGTTGCTGTGTCAGCACCAGTGTAGTAAGAACTAGATGTAGCATCGTTCTTAACACGTGAGTATGCCTGTGCAATCTTGAATGGTGAGAGTGCTTCTTCACCAGCAGTTACAGATGTAGCGGCTGCTGAGTTGTCAGTCAATGACTGAGCGTAACGTACACGCAATGTGTGAATCTGACCAACTGGGCCTGTCATTGGCTGAACACCAACGAGTTCGTTAGCGATAACAGTTGGCATAACACGACGAATAACCGGTAGAATTACGCGGTTAAGAGTTGCGATGTTACCTGCAGTTGTAGTACCGGCTGAAGATTCAGCAAGCAACTGCTTCTTGGTGTTTTCTAAAATAACACCCATTGTTGAACGACGAGTTCCTTTTAAGCCTTCTAGCAGGGCGTCTTTAGTTTCGTCCCAACGGCTTTCTAATAATACTTTTGACATTTATATTCTCCTAAACTATGTCTAATTAAAGCCCTGCCAGGCGCTTGATATCAATGACGTTATCACGTTCACTCAAATCAACTTCTTTGTAATTCTTGGCAGTTTTATTACCGGTTGCTTCTACAATAACAGATTCAGTTAACGCAGGCTTTGTGGCCTTTGTTTCTGATCCGGTATTAAGAACAGCAGGTAAATACTTGTCGAATGCGTTCTTCAACTTTGTTGTCTGAACGCTTTCTAGTAAACTTCTCATTACTACGGCTTTCTCTGTGTTAAGGTTAGATAATAGATCATCTAGTGCCTTTTCACGTTGAGTTGACTCTTTAATAATGCGAACTTCACGTTCTTTTGATTCCACTAATTTAGTTGCTTGCGCAATTACCTTAGCAGATTCGGCTAGTTTTACATCTTTGGCAGCAAGTGCTTGCATTAACTTACGAGTTTCAGCCTTCTCATTTAAATGAGTAACTGAGAATTCGCTTGCGAATGCTTCGAACAATTTACGTCCAAAGTTGTTTTCTCTAGCAGATGTAATGTCTTCCTTAAGTGTTGATAGTTCACCCTTAAGATGTGTTTCGACAATGTTGCTAACTCTTTTAGCACTTTCAGCAACAAACTTGCTTTTAAGTGTTTCTAATTGCTTGCGACCTTCAGCAACCAACTTGACCTTTGCTTCAACAACTGCTTGTCTATCCACTGCGAATTCTTTAATTTCGCGGGCTAGTGCATGTGTCACAAACTTTTCAAGTTTCTTCTGATTTTCCATCTGAAGTTTACGATCAGTGCGTAGTTCACGAATTTCTTCGGCTAGTTTAGTAACCATGAAATCATTGAATTTAGTTGCATTTTCTTGTAACTTGAGTTTTGCTTTTACGCGGTCTTCGTTCATTGCTTGTCTTTCATTGCGAAATTCTGAAATTTCTTCTGAAAGACTGTCTGTCATCATCTTATCGAGGGCTTCTACCATTACACTACGATCATGCTCGTAACGTTGTGCGAATTCTTCGTGTAATTCTGCACGTACTTGATTTTTTGCTTCGTTCAACTTAGATTCCCAGGCTTCATTTAATTGAGTCCCGATATCTTCGCTGATTAATCCACTTTCAAGTAATGGCTTGATAGCATCAAACATGCTGATATCCCCTTTTTATAATTTGAGGTCTTTGATGAGGCGCATTACTTCCTCTTTCAAAAACTTCTCTACTTTTTTGTCGCCTCTTGCTTCCTTAGCAATATCCATTAACTTATTTCCATGACGCATGTTCATCATGCCTTCATAGATCGCCTTTGGATAAGCGTTTGGTGCGCTAGGTTGTGCGACAATATCTACAGTGATAATTTCAAAATCACTGACGCGGCCATCTAAATCGTTTACATTACCTGATCCACGACTAGATACACCTAGTTTGACTCCACTGTCCAACATGGTAGTTACTAACTGCCCCATTGGAGTTGGAAGAATTTTTAGTTTTCCATAACCATTTGGACCGTCCATCCACATACTAGTAATCATATGTGATACACGGTCCAAATTAATTTTTAAATCATCCGGGTGATCTACTTCACCTAAAACTGAGTAGCCTTCTGTAATTTGCTTGTTTAAAGTATCGACAGCACTTTCAATTTCATTAACGGGATAAACACGTTCATTGGCGTTTTTTACTCCACCCTGAATGAAAATACCCTTCATATAAAGGGACTTTAATGAGCCTTCACCTGAGGATTCGACCACGATATTAGCGCGGTCGAATGTCAAATTTTCTCTGAGGTACAAAGCCATTTGTCTCAGACCTTACTTTGCTACTGGACTCTTGTCGTATGCTGACCCGTCTTTTGTAACGGGCTTTGGTGCACTTGACAAATCTTGCGTCTTATGTCCTGGGGCGTTCTTAAACTTAGATGCGCCTTCTACATCTTTCGCAGTTGGGGCTGTGCGACCTTTTTCGTCGGCACTGCCAAAGTTAACTGGCTTGCTGTCCATGCCTGCTTTGCCAGAATTTGCGGCTACTGGGCTCTTTGTTTGCACGCCGTTATCGCCATGTGTCACAGATACTTTTTGTAACTGGATTGCTTCCATAACTTCTTCTTCTGAACCGGCTTCAAAGTCAACCATTTCGTCGCCTTCATCGCCCATATCAGCGTCGGCTGCGCCACCGCCCATGATTTCTTCAAACTCAGCCATCAACTGGTCAAGTTTGTCTTCAATTCTAATGACTGCATCTTCAACTTCTTCAGAATCTTCACCATCATCATTATCCATTTCCATGTCATGAGTTAGGTCTTCTCCATCTTCTTCGGCTTCGTCATCAAACTCTACGTCTGATTCGTCTTCCTCAGTAACGCCTGATTCTTCTGCGTTGATTTCGTC